AACGCTGGTACTAACATCAATGGCACTCTTACTGTTACTGGTGCTACAGTACTACAGGGCGCACTTACGCTCAATAGCTCTTTGACTGTGACTGGAGCCACTACATTCCAGGGTGCTCTTTCAACTAATAGTACTCTATCTGTTACAAGTAACGCTACATTTGCATCTAATATTATCGTAAATGGTGGAAGTATACAGACTACATCTTCTACTTTTAACCTTATAACGAATACAGCTTCTATAATCAATATTGGCACCGTTTCTGGTAGCTCTATTAATATCGGAAACGGTGGTTCTACTACTCAGCTAAATGGCAATCTTAGTGTAAAGGGTTCTGGTGGTACTTCAAGTATTGACGCTGGATCTTCGGCATACGTTAATCTTTTCAATACAACAATTACTGGCATAAGCTTTGCTGGCTCTGCCGATCAGATTTACGTTGGATCTGCAAACAGTACTACTTTCTTCGCTGGTGGAGTAAATATAGCGAGTGCGAAGTCATTCTTAATCAATGGCACTTCTGTCCTTAATACTTCTACTCTTGGATCTACAGTTACTGATTCTGGTTTAACAAGAATCAACAGTTCAAACTTGAGATTAATCGGTAGCGTTGAAGTTAATGGTGGTACTATCACGAGCTCTTCCACTACGTTTAACCTGCTTAACACCACAGTCACTAATGCAAACGTACTTGGCGCTGCTAATACTATTAATATTGGTTCATCCTTAGCCACTATCAATCTTGGTACTGGTACAACTGGCGCAAATGTCTACGTGAAAGGCAATCTGTTTGTTCAGGGTGCAACAACGACAATCAGCTCAACTACAGTTTCAATTGCTGATCTTAACATTACTCTTGCTGATGGCCAGTCCACTACTGCTGGCGTGAATGGTGCTGGAATTACACTTGGATCAACAGGTATTACTTGGCAGTATAATAACACCGGTAATAACTGGGAGTCTACAGAAAATATAAGTATAGCAACTGGTAAGACTTTCAAGATTAATAATAGTGCAGTTCTTTCTTCTTCTGCTCTTGGATCTTCAGTTACTTCTGCTTCTGGAATAGTTCAGGTTGGCACAATAGGACTTGGTACATGGCAGGGAACAACCATAGGTGTTGCTTACGGCGGTACTGGCTTAACTACCTATACAACAGGTGCAGTTGTTTACGCAACTGCTGCAACAACACTTGCAAATCTTGCTCCGGTGTCAACCTCTGGAGCTGTTCTGTCGAGCACTGGGCTCAACTCTAACCCAGAGTATAAGACAATAACACTTTCTTATGGAACAGTAACTTCTGCTTCCAATAGCTTGAGTTTCACCATACAGAATGCAGCGGCAGATGGTACTACAAAGGGTGTGGCAACATTTAACTCAACTCAGTTCGATGATGCAAGTGGTGTTATAACACTAGATACTATTGACGGCGGAACATACGCTTAATACAAGCTTAAATCTATCAATAACATAGCAGGCTATATGTTCTGCTATGTTATTAATTTCCGATAATGTAATAAAGGAGATTGATATGGAAGAAAAGATTCAATATTATGAAAATAGCTTGATACCAATATTTAAAAAAAAGCTATATGAAGCACAGGTAGTGATTCCTGAATTGGAAGCTAATATATTATTTTTACGTAATAGAGTTTCTCAATTAGAGGCTGAAAATTCAAAATTAAAAGTAGTTTCTGAAAACTCTAACACATATGAATGAGGAAAAATATGGAAGAATTAGTAAAATTTTATGAAACCGTTCTTATTCCGCATTTGAAAAATAAGTATGGTGAGTTAATGGTATTGGCCGCAGAAATGGAAGCAACTATAGTTTTTAAGGAAAATAAGATTAATAAGCTTGAAAATAAATTAAATTTATTGAACAGTAAAGGTGCAGATGGTTTACAGGACGAATCAACTAATATTAAGAAAAATGTAAATAAGAAAAAGATGTAATTGTAAATGGCTACAAATCCAACGATTAAACCAAAAAGAGGAACAATAGCGCCTGGCCCTGGGTCTATATCGCAGAATGAATTAGCAGTTAATACAGTCTCTCAATCTGTATACATTGGTTCTGTTAGTGGCTCTGGTATCCTTGTTGGTTCAGCTCCTCAGGGCTCAAATACTCAAGTTCAATTCAATAGTAGTGGAGTATTTGCAGGCTCTAGTAACTTTACATTTGATGGTTCTGGAGTAAACGTCAATGGTATTGTTTCTTCAGGTTTAGGCATCTCTACAAGTGCTACTACATTTAATATAGTCACAAATACTGCATCTACCATTAATATAGGTACAACTTCTGGCAGCACTATTTCAATAGGTAATGCTTCTGGTACTACGACGATCAGAAATGCTGGTACAAATCTCAACGGAACACTTACCGTTACTGGTGTTTCAGTACATCAAGGTGCTGGACACTTTAATAGTACTCTCACGGTCACTAGCACTTCTTCTCTTATTGGAGACGTTACTGCAAGCGGAGACATTGCAGTGAACGGTGGAGACATTACTTCCACTGCTACTACGTTTAATTTACTTAATGCTACTGTTACCAATGCTAACGTTCTTGGTGCTTCTAACACAGTTGTTATAGGAGGTACGGGTGGATCGACTACGATTAGAAATGCTGGCACAAATATAAATGGGACACTTACTGTTACTGGTGTTTCAGTACATCAAGGTGCTGGTTCTTTTAACAGTACTCTCTCAGTCACAGGTGAAGCAACATTTGTAGGCAGTATTCTTGCTAACGGTGGTACTATTACAAGCAGCGCTACCACTTTTAACTTACTGAATACCACCGTCACCAATGCAAACGTTTTAGGTTCTGCCAATATCATCGTCTTAGGTGGTACTGCTGGCACAGCTACGATTAGAAACGCTGGCACTAACATCAACGGTACTCTCACTGTTACCGGCGCTAGTACGTTACAAGGAGCTGCATCTCTTAACAGTACTCTCACTGTTACTGGTGCTACAACACTTCAAAGTACTCTTGCAGTAGGTGGCAATACTATTTCCAGTGCTTCTACTACATTCAACTTACTGAACACCACCGTCACCAATGCAAGCGTTCTTGGTGCTGCTGACACAGTTGTAATAGGATCAGCTGGAGGCTCAACTACAATTCGTAATGCTGCTACAAGATTTAACGGAACTCTTACCGTTACTGGTGCTACTGTCATTCAAGGTGCACTGTCTACTAACGGCGCTCTTTCTGTTACTGGCACATCTACTCTTATTGGTGATGTTACTGCAAGTGGAGATATTGCAGTGAACGGTGGAGACATTACCTCTACTGCAACTACGTTTAATCTTCTCAATTCTACGGTCACAGGTCTCAATGTAGGTGGTGGAGCTAACACTGTAGTTCTTGGTGGCACAGGTGGCACAGTTACGATAAGAAACGCTGGTACAAATATTAACGGTACTCTTACAGTTACAGGAAATACTACAACAGTTGGAGATGTTACTGTTCGTGGTGGAGATATTGGTCTTCTTGAGAAGGGCGGTGGTTCTGATATAGTTCATATCGCGTCTCCATCAGACGTTAGTCCCGGAGGAATTACATATACACTTCCAGGTTCTTATCCTGCGTCCTCTAACTATGTATTGCAATCTACAACTACTGGATTAATGTCGTGGGCAGCTCCTGCATCATCTTCATCAGTTGGAATTACTGCGACAAGTGCAAGTTCTAGCTATAATCTTGTGTTTACTGATGTATCTGCGACTAATACTTCTGCACCTTTGTATATTGACGGTGGTACAAATATTCAATATAATCCAAGTACAGATGTGCTCACTCTTGGCGGAGACATTGCAGTAAATGGTGGAGATATTACTTCAACAGTCACTTCATTTAATTTACTTAATGCAAACGTAACAACTTTGAATTTAGCTGGAGCAGCAGCTGTTATAAACGTAGGTGCATCTGGTGGAGATGTGACAGTTGCTGGTAATTTTTATGCAGTTAAGAAGTCATTCTTGATTAACCATCCTTCTAAGCCTGGTAGTAAGCTTGAGTACGCCTGCTTGGAAGGTCCAGAGAACGGAGTCTATCTGCGTGGCAGACTTGACGGTAAAAAAGAGATAAAGCTTCCTGATTATTGGAAAGATCTAGTTCATGCAGACTCTATTACTGTCCAGTTAACTCCTATTGGGAGTTCTGATTGTCACTATGTTTCTAAATACACTTCTAAAAAGATTACAGTAGATTGCGAATCCGGCAAAATAAATTGTTTTTATCTTGTGCAAGCTGAACGCAAGGATATTTCAAGGTTTGAAGTGGAAAGAAAAATAGTTAAATAGACTATTAGTGATTCTTAATAGAAAGGTTTTGTGTTTCATGGCTATCTTATATAATCCCAGAATTATTACTGATGGATTGGCCATGTGCTTGGATGCAGCAAATACAAAAAGTTATCCTGGGTCTGGAACTGTTTGGACAGACTTGAGTGGTAATGGGTATAATTTTAATGTTAATAGTTCGGCATATTCTACAACTGATGGGATTGCTAATATGAACTTTGAAGGTTCTTTTGGAGCAGCAAAAAGAGTAGTATCAAGTACTTTGACTGATGTTCCAAACTTTTCTAATGCAACTATAATGTGTTTTAGTACTCTTTTGAATAGTACTGGAACTTGGAGAACTTTGGTTAGAGCATCTTCTACTGGTGATGACCACCAAGTAATTATTCAGACAGGAGCAAATACTCTTGGTATGTATGACAATAATGGAGCAGCATTTATTAGTGCTGGATTTGATATAACATCTTTACCAAGTCCATACACTCAATTTAATTGTTTAACTTGGAGATTGTCGCAATCTTCTCCATATTATCAATTTCAATATAATAATGATCCAACAACATATTCAATCACAAATGCAAGTTCAACCTATACTCAAGGTTTTTCTATAATAGGTGCATATCATAATGGATCAACTGGAACTGGGTCTGGTGATAGTTCTCAATATTGGGGAAAAATAGCAGTATTTTTATATTATAATCGTCATCTCACAGCAGCAGAAATCACACAAAACTATAACGCCCTCAGAGGAAGGTTTGGTATCTAATGGCACTTTCTCATTCTCCATCAATTATTACTGATAGTCTAATTTTATGTCTTGATGCAGCAAATACAAAAAGTTATCCTGGGTCTGGAGCCACTTGGACAGACTTGAGTGGTAATGGTAATAATGTAACACTTACAAATGGACCAACTTATAGTAGTGTGGATGGTGGGTCTATTGTTTTTGATGGGGCGAATGATTATGCTGATTTTTTTGCTCCAAATTTAGGAACAACTACTACAGTAGAAATGTGGGTAAAACTTGGGGCAGGTTATTCTGGAAAGATGTTTTTTGGGTGGTTGGCTTATGATGTTTGGTGTGGTTCAGGTCATTTAGGATATAATACTGGTAACGGTGATATTTATGGTATATCATCTTCAACTATATCTTCTTTGGGTTTGGTGAATAATTGGAAACATTATGTGTTTGAAATGAGAAGTGATGTTTCTTATACAAATAACAAAATTTATATCAATACAATTTCACAAACTATATCTCAACAAAGCAGCAGTGAGAACGCGGGAGGTAGAACCTTCAATAGTGGAAATGGTAGAATTTCTGGATGGAGAAATGATACAAATTACCCTATTCCTATGAACTGTTCTTCTTTTAAAGTATACAACAGAGCACTCTCCTCAATAGAGGTCACACAAAACTACAATGCCCTTCGTGGTAGGTTTGGTTTATAATGGGAGTACATTCTGGACCAAATATAGTTCGTAGTAATTTGTCTATGTCTTTAGACTCTAGAAATAGAAAATCATTTTTAGGAGATAATTTTTATAATTTAACAAATTTACAAAACCTAGGCAACCCTTCGTGGTCTAATGGTGCTTCTGAATTAACTGTAATACTTATTATAAAAATTCTTGGATCTAATACGGAATACGCTTACCATCCTGTTAATAAATGGAATAGTGGAACTAATGATGCCAGCTTTGTTTTTTATCATTTTCAAAATTATCTGGGAACAAATCCACAAAATGAAAATCTTTTGGGATGGTATGCAAACGCTGGTGGTACTTGGCAAGGAATAAGTGGCCAATATAAGGCTAGTCAAAATACTTCATATTTTGTCGCTTTACAGTATAGTTCCCAGTCTGGTGGTCAATTATGGATTAACAATTCTAAGGTAGGATCAAGGACTGGTAGTGGGGTTTTAGGGTCTGGCAGTAGTGATATCTTAATAGATGGTAATGTTACTGGAAGAAGTAATATACATAAGGTGGAAATGTTAAAATTCTACAATAAAGATTTATCAGATAGTCAGATTCTAAGCATGTATGATTTATTTAAAAACAGATTATGAATATTGTAAAAAATGACAATTTTTTAATAGACTCTTCTACGAGTGAGCCTGTATATAAAATTATTGACATTAATGGTAATATTGTTTTTTATGGAGTAACAGAAGAAGAGTGTACCTTATATCTAAATTCATTAAATTGAATATGCATACAAACATTTTGGAGTTTTTACATGTTATATGATAATAGAAAATATATAATATTTAATATTTCAGAAATACATAAAATAAATTTTTCTGAAATTCTAGAAACTTCCGCAGATACTCTAAGAAAATCTGTTGATGGTAATAGTTCGTTTATTAAGTGGGAAGGGGAAGAGCCTTCGTTTGTTGAATTGTTATCAACAAAAAGCGTGCTTTATACTCATTTAGAAATTTTAGACATCTTGTCAACTTCAGAATGGACTGGACCAAACGTAATTAATATGTAATTGTTAAAATGGCAAACTCTGATAAAAACATTTCCATTATACCAAACAGGAGCCTTACCGGGCAGCCTCAGATCATATTTACTGGTCAAGGTAATGATCCAATTACTTTAAAGGTTTTGGATAGCACGATTGGGTCTTTGTCTTTTGAAGGATCTGCTGGTCAATTATTATCTATTACTGATTCTTTAAGTTCAGGATCCATATTTAGCGTAAACGATATATCTGGTATGCCAAGCATAGATGTTAATGCTGACGGCACTGTTGCTCTTGCTCCATTTTCTGGCAATATTGCAATAGGCGTAACAAGTGCTTCTTTTAAATTGCATGTGAACGGCACACTTTATACTGCTTCTGCTGCTACTTTTAATTCAAATGTTATATTAAGTAATGGCAATCTACAAACAACTACATCTACATTTAATTTAATTACCAACACAGCTTCAACAATCAATATTGGTACAACTTCGGGAAGCACAATAAGTATTGCATCTACTACAGGTACTACAACAGTAAATAATTCTGCTATTATAACTGGAAATTTAACAGTTAATGGTGGAACAATTACATCCACTGCTACTACGTTTAATTTACTAAATACTACTGTTACCAATGCTAACGTATTAGGCGCTGCTGATACAATTTTAATAGGATCAGCTGGTGGCTCGACTACAATTAGAAATGCTGCTACACGAGTTAATGGTACTCTCACCGTTACTGGCGTCTCAGTGCATCAAGGTGCGGGTGCTTTTAATAGTACTCTTTCTGTTACTGGTACATCTACTTTAATTGGTGACGTTACTGCAAGCGGAGACATAGCAGTAAACGGTGGAGATATTACCTCTACTTCTACCACGTTTAATCTTCTTAATGCGACTGTAACAGGTCTCAATGTAGGTGGTGCTGCTAACACAGTATTGCTAGGTGGCACAGGTGGGACTACGACTATTAGAAACGCTGGAACAAATATAAATGGTACTCTTACTGTTACAGGCGTCTCAGTACATCAAGGTGCTGGTGCTTTTAACAGCACTCTCACCGTCACTGGTGCGACAGTGGTTCAGGGAGCACTGTCTGCTAACGGCGCTCTTTCTGTTACTGGTACTTCTACTCTTATTGGTGACGTTACTGCAAGTGGAGATTTAGCTGTCAATGGTGGAGACATTACCTCTACTGCTACCACGTTTAATTTACTGAATACTACTGTAACAGGTCTCAATGTAGGTGGTGCTGCTAATACTGTAGTGCTTGGTGGCACAGGTGGAACTTCTACCATTCGTAACGCTGGAACAAATATCAATGGCACACTTACTGTCACTGGTGTCTCAGTGCATCAAGGTGCTGGTACATTTAATAGTACACTTTCTGTAACTGGCGTCACAACATTGCAAGGTGCTTCTACCCTGCAGGGTGCAGTAAATATGAATAGCACACTTACTGTCACTGGTGTTTCAGTGCATCAGGGTGCTGGTGCTTTTAATAGTACACTTACAGTGACCGGTGTCACAACATTGCAAGGTGCTTCTACCCTACAGAGTGCAGTAAATATGAATAGCACTCTCACCGTTACTGGTGTCTCAGTTCATCAGGGTGCTGGTGCTTTTAATAGTACTCTTTCAGTTACAGGTGCATCTACTCTTATTGGTGATGTTACTGCAAGCGGAGACATAGCAGTGAACGGTGGAGACATTACTTCCACTGCTACTACGTTTAACTTACTGAATGCTACTGTTACCAATGCAAATGTATTGGGCGCTGCTAACACGGTATTGCTAGGTGGCACAGGTGGTACTGCTACCATCCGTAACGCTGGTACTAATATCAATGGCACTCTTACTGTTACTGGTGTTTCAGTACATCAGGGTGCTGGTGCTTTTAATAGTACTCTCACAGTGACAGGCGTCACAACATTGCAAGGTGCTTCTACACTACAGGGTGCAGTAAATATGAACAGCACCCTCACTGTGACTGGTGTTTCAGTACATCAAGGTGCTGGTGCTTTTAATAGTACACTTTCAGTCACAGGCGCTGCTACATTTGTTGATGACATCGCTGTCAACGGTGGAGACATTACCTCTACTGCTACCACTTTTAACTTACTGAATACCACCGTCACCAATGCAAACGTGTTAGGAGTAGCAAATACAGTAAACATTGGCTCATCCGTAGCAACTATTAATCTTGGTACTGGTACAACTGGTGCAAATATATATGTAAAGGGTAATTTGTATGTACAGGGCGCAACGACAACAATCAGTTCAACTACTGTATCTATAGCAGACCTAAATATTGTTCTTGCTGATGGTCAGGCCACTACGGCTGGCGTTAATGGTGCTGGAATTAGTCTTGGATCTACCGGAATTACTTGGCAGTATAATAACACTGGCAATAATTGGGAGTCTACAGAAAATGTAAGTATTGCAACTGGCAAGGCTTATAAAATAAATAATAGTGCAGTTCTTTCTTCCACAGTTCTTGGATCTTCAGTTACTTCTGCTTCTGGATTAGTGCAGGTTGGTACAATAGGTCTTGGCACATGGCAAGCAGGTACTATTGTGACTACGTATGGAGGCACTGGTCTCAGCTCATACACCGCTGGAGATATATTATATTATGTTTCTGGCACAACATTATCTAAGCTTGCCATATCTGGTACAACAAATTATGTAATGACATCTGATGGTTCTATACCTGTTTGGACTGTTAACTCTGGAACTGGAAGTGTTGTTCGCGCAATTAGTTCCACGCTGACTGGTGCTACTTTAGTAAATCCAATATTCACTACTGTCACAGCTACAGATTTAACTCTGAGCGGAGACATAGCAGTAAACGGCGGAGACATTACCTCTACTGCTACCACGTTTAATTTACTGAATACTACTGTTACCAATGCAAACGTACTTGGAGCTGCTAACACTGTTGTCATTGGTGGCACAGGTGGTGCGACGACAATTAGAAACGCTGGAACAAATATAAATGGTACTCTTACTGTTACCGGTGTCTCAGTGCATCAAGGTGCTGGTACATTTAATAGTACACTTTCTGTAACTGGCGTCACAACATTGCAAGGTGCTTCTACCCTGCAGGGTGCAGTAAATATGAACAGCACCCTCACTGTGACTGGTGTTTCAGTACATCAAGGTGCTGGTACTTTTAACAGTACTCTTTCAGTTACTGGTGCATCTACTCTTATTGGTGACGTTACTGCAAGCGGAGACATTGCAGTGAACGGTGGAGACATTACAAGTACTGCTACTACATTCAATTTACTGAATACTACTGTTACCAATGCAAACGTACTCGGTGCTGCAACAAGAGTTGTAATTGGTGCAAACAGTTCTGGTGCTGCTCTTATTAGAAACTCAAATATTTTGCTTGGTGGTACCGTTACTGGCACTACTACAATAAGCACTACTACTGGAACTGCTGCGCATTTAACGATATCTCCACAAGGAAATTTGACACTGAGTCCTTTAGGCTCTGTTGGAGCAGGTGGTATACGTCCGTCAGTTACTGTTCCTAATAATAGTGCTGGTACTGGTACCATTAGTATTAGCGGAGCTTATGTATTGATTGGAAATAGAAACGATGGTAGTGATTATAGCGGCGAAATAAGAATTCAAGAACAATCTGGAAATGATTATTTTGGATTAAAAGCACCTGACACTATGGCTGCAAGTACCACGTATACATTGCCATCTGCGTTTCCTGCATCTGCTGGCTACGTATTGCAATCTACAACTACCGGGTTAATGACATGGGCAGCTCCTGCACCATCCGCAAATGTAGTAGTAACTGCCACGTCTGCAAGCTCAAACTACAAGTTGGTATTCACTGACGTTAATGCAACAAATACATCCGCTTCACTGTTAATTGATACCACTTCTGGCATAGTGTATAATCCATCGACAGATGCATTAATTGTGAATGGTCCACTTTCTGCAAACAGTACTCTCTCTGTTACAGGTGATGCTACTTTTGCAGGCAGTGTTATTGCTAACGGTGGCACTATTACAAGTAGCGCTACTACATTTAACTTGCTCAACACAACTGTTACTAATGCAAACGTACTCGGTGCTGCTAATACAATTTTAATAGGCTCTATTTCTGGCACTACGACAATTAGAAACGCTGGCACAAATATCAACGGTAATCTTACTGTTTCGGGTAGTTCTTCGTTTGGTGCTGCTGTTGACCATACATTTGGTTTGTCAAACAGAGGAGTGTTAATAAATGCAGGAAAAGGCACTAGTGAAATATTGAGTTATGGAAACGAAACTCTTGCTGTAAGTGGTATGGGTGGAAACGGAAGTTTAGAGTTGTTCGGGGGTAATGTTACTGTTGGCGATGATGGAAACAATGATGGCACGCAAATCGTTTTGGCTGACAATAGTAATCAAACCATAACATATTATGCATCCGGTGGGCATATATTTGGTGGTGTTGGATCTTTCGATGGACTCTTGACTGCAAGTGCGGGTATCTCTGTAAGTGGAGCAACCGCTGCCATTTTCAACGGTACGGTGAGTTGTAATAGTAACACCATATACAAGCCTACACTGCAGTACTACAACGAAGTATTAGCAAGTCCAGCCATTTCAGCCAATGTACTTACACTTGACTTGAGTACTGCACAGATGTTTACCGTATCTCTGAACGCCAACATTACCACATTCACCATTACCAATACTCCTGCCACAGCAAACCGTTCCATTGGATTCACTCTTATCTTTACCGCAGACGGAACTGCACGAACCGTGACATGGGGTGCGGCTGTGAAGTGGGCAAACAACGATCCTCCTGCTTTAACTTCCACCAATGCCAAGAAAGATATTCTGTCGTTTGTTTCGCCTGATGGAGGCACAACCTTTTACGGCTTTATTGGAGGCTTGAATTTCTAATGCTTGGTGGTCTTGGCAGCAACTCAGCGCGAAACGCAAAGAAAATTGTGCCTACGCTGTGGTTATGGGGACTCAACTTCAGCGGTCGTTTGGGTCTTGGTGATACCAGCAGTCGCTCTAAACCTGTTGCGATTGATAGTGGAATGGCGTGGTCATCAGTAAGTGCGGGTGGTGGCCATACAATGGCAATTAAAAGCACAGGATCCCTGTGGGCGTGGGGATACAACGGCGAATCAACCTACTATGGCATCATTGGTGGTCAATTAGGTCTTGGTGATATCACCGCTCGCTCTTCTCCTGTTCAAGTGGGAACTGATACGAACTGGTCATCAGTAAGTGCGGGTAATCTCCATACAATGGCAATCAAATCCACAGGATCTTTGTGGGCTTGGGGGCAGAACTTCGTACCGTACTACTATGGCAATTTGGGTGACGGTCGTTTAGGTCTTGGTGATATCACCTATCGTTCTTCTCCTGTTCAAGTGGGAACTGATACGAATTGGGCATCAGTAAGTGCGGGTTATAGGCATACACTAGCCATCAGGACTACAGGATCTCTGTGGGCGTGGGGATTAAACACCAACGGGCAATTAGGTCTTGGTGATATCACCAATCGCTCTTCTCCTGTTCAAGTGGGAACAGATACGAATTGGTCATCGGTGAGTACGGGTACTTATCATACACTAGCCATCAAAACCACAGGATCTTTGTGGGCATGGGGACTCAACAGCGGTCGTTTGGGTCTTGGTAATGCCACCAATCGCTCTTCTCCTGTTCAAGTGGGAACTGATACGAACTGGTCATCAGTAAGTGCGGGTGATTCCCATACACTAGCCATCAGGACTACAGGATCTCTTTGGGCATGGGGAAACAACACCAACGGTCAATTGGGTCTTGGTAATGCCACCAATCGCTCTTCTCCTGTTCAAGTGGGAACTGATACGAACTGGTCATCAGTAAGTGCGGGTAGTACCCATACAATGGCAATCAGGACTACAGGATCTTTGTGGGCATGGGGATACAACGGCGACGGTCGTTTAGGGTTAGGAAACTCACCATCACTTTGTGAGTTTCCTGTTCAAGTGGGAACTGATACGAATTGGTCATCAGTAAGTGCGGGTGGTGCCCATACAATGGCAATCAGGACTACAGGATCCCTGTGGGCATGGGGAAGCAACCGCAACGCTCGTTTGGGTCTTGGTGATACCACCTATCGTTCTTCTCCTGTTCAAGTGGGAACTGATACGAATTGGTCATCGGTGAGTGCGGGTGATGGTGTGTTTGATTCCCATACACTAGCCATCAGGACTACAGGATCTCTTTGGGCATGGGGACACAACAACAGCGGTCGTTTGGGTCTTGGTGATACCGCCAATCGCTCTTCTCCTGTTCAAGTGGGAACTGATACGAACTGGTCATCAGTAAGTACGGGTAATCTCCATACAATGACAATCAAATCCACAGGATCCCTGTGGGCTTGGGGATACAACGGCAGAGGTCAATTGGGTCTTGGTAATGCCACCAATCGCTCTTCTCCTGTTCAAGTGGGAACTGATACGAACTGGTCATCAGTAAGTGCGGGTAATCTCCATACAATGACAATCAAATCCACAGGATCCCTGTGGGCTTGGGGATACAACGGCAGAGGTCAATTGGGTCTTGGTAATACCGCCAATCGCTCTTCTCCTGTTCAAGTGGGAACTGATACGAACTGGTCATCAGTAAGTGCGGGTAATACCCATACAATGGCAATCAGGACTACAGGATCTCTTTGGGCATGGGGATACCACAGCCTAGGTCGTTTGGGTCTTGGTGATGCCACCAATCGCTCTTCTCCTGTTCAAGTGGGAACTGATACGAATTGGTCATCGGTGAGTGCGGGTGATTCCCATACACTAGCCATCAGGACTACAGGATCTCTTTGGGCATGGGGATACAACGTCAGCGGTCAATTGGGTCTTGGTGATTTTACCGCTCGCTCTTCTCCTGTTCAAGTGGGAACTGATACGAATTGGGCATCAGTAAGTGCGGGTTATAAGCATACACTAGCCCGCAAAACAGACGGCAGTTTGTGGAGTTGGGGGCTAAGGGGAGTTGGACAATCTGGTGTGCCTATTATACGATCCACTTCATCACCAGTTCAGGTACAAACAGCAACAAACTGGAAACGCCAATCATCCGCAGTTAATCATAACGCAGCAGTAAAGATTTTTACTACACAGAATCCTACTACATAATTCAGTCTACACAATGGAGTTTATATTATGAAATCACTACACTTTTTATCAGGTCTTCCTCGCAGCGGTTCCACCGTTCTTGCTGCGCTGTTGAATCAACATCCGCAAATTAAAGCCACATCCACAAGTGGACTCATAGACATTATGGGTGCGGTGTGTGCGGCATGGGAAGGTTCTCCAACAAAAGGAGATGCTTCCACAGCAGAAGTACACCGTTTGCTGCTTTCTGTGGTTGGGGGAAAATACGAAACCGAACCCAAACCAGTCATCATAGACAAGAGCAGAGGATGGGCAAATCCTGTCATTATGAAAACCATGCACCAAGTGCTTGGTAGACCACCAAAAATTATTGCTACGGTTCGTCATCCTGCTGATTGTGCGGCATCGTTTGTGCGTTTAATCAAGCCAGACAATCTCACGGTATTCTTAAACGGCTCTCAGATTATTTCACACCTGAAGTCTTCGTATGCCACCCTGCAAGAAGGATACGAAGACAATCCTGAATGCTTTCTGTTTGTGGACTATGACGAGTTGCTGCAATCACCACAGGCGCAAATGAATCGGGTCTTGGAATTCTTGGAATTGCCCCCGCACCAATTTGACTTTAACTGTATTGACACTCAAGTAGTGGCAGAGCGAGATGATGCTGCATGGGGCATTCCCAATCTACACACTATTGCTCCTCGTTTGGGCAGACAACACAACAAAACAGCAAAAGATATTCTTGGGTATCATTGGGACTCGTTTCACAAGCCACGATTCTGGATGGGTGAAACCCAAGCAGAGATACCAAAGAAGAAAATTGATATCTCCGTGGAACTTTCCAAACAAGGACAGTTTGAAGAGTCTTATCGTGTACTCCAAGCAGCACAGGCTGAACGCCCTGAGTGCAACAAGATTGCTTTTAACATGGGATGGTTTGCTCTGCGTGAAGGAAAACTTCAAGAGGGCATGAATCTTATGTCAAGGGGACGATACGAAAACGCTTTTGGAAATCCCAAGCCTGATGTGCCTACCCCGATATGGGACGGCAAGAGCATGGGAACTGTTCTTTATTACCTTGAAGGCGGTTTGGGTGATCAGATTCATTCGTTAAAATATATTTCTGATCTGAATCGCCGTGGCTGTGATGTCATAGTGGCGTGTTCACCAGAACTGTGTCCCATCGTGAAGACTTGCACGGGCGTGAAAATGATTATTGATCATCGTGCCGCAGGATTGGTGTATCACAATTTTTGGATTCCTGCCATGTCTGTTCTCACGCCTTTGGGATACGAGTATTCAGACATTAACGGCAAGGCGTATATTCCACGCACACATACGCCAAATGCTCCTCGTCCTGTGATTGGTGTGCGTTGGCAAGGAAATCCCAAGTTTGAGGACGAGCAGAATCGCAGGTTTCCATTGGAGCCGTTCTTTGAAGCACTACGAGACATAGACGCAGACTTTGTGTGTCTGCAACGGGATGAAGGTGAGGAGGACTGCCCTGATTTTATTCGTAAGGTAGCCTTGAATAATTGGGAACAAACACGGGAAGTCATATCAGGCTGTGATCTTGTAATATCGTCCTGCACAAGTATTGCCCATCTTTCGGGTGCTATGGGTGTGCCTACATGGGTGGTGTTACCTGTGCTGAATTATTATATTTGGAGTCCTGAAGGAGAGTCATCTCCCTTCTACGATTCCGTGCGGTTGTTCCGTCAAGAAAAATTCGGAGATTGGAATACTCCGATAGAAAAGTTAGGTACTGAACTTGTAACTACATACGGAAGGAGACAAGCAAATGAAGAAAATACGAATAGAAAACAACTCTGTGGTTGAGTGCATGAATGCAGACGAGGTTCCTGAAGGAGCCATGAACACAGGCGATTGGCGCGATGCGGTGGAGGTTCAACCTGAACTGGTTGCAGGAAAACAGATTACCGATGGGCATTGGTTTGACTTAACCAAGACTCCTGTAGAGATTCTTTGGAATGTTAAAGACTTGAGTGTGGAAGACCGAAAGCAGCCTCTGCTTTCTGCCGTAGATCAAAAGTATAAACAGCAACTCACAGATGTTGTGAACACCGCAAATGATCCAGCAGAAAGCACACAGGCGTTTCTGCAAGCCATGATGGACAAACAAGCCGATAAAGCGGTTGTGACTGCTCTTACCACCCACCAACAGATTGACGATTACATAGCAAACAATCCTTAATGCGAATAGCGTTCACTATTATTCATAATGGGCTTCATCACCTGAAGCATAACGAGCAAGCAAAGTGCATACTTCGTGACTGTGATTGGTGGGTTGTGGTGGAAGGTGCTGCACGGTCAAACGGCAGTACTCGTTGGTGCAAGGAGTTTCCTTCGCATCTTCACGACAACGGCAGAAGCGTGGACGGAACGCATGATTACCTGTTGGAATTGCAACAGCAACACCCCAACTTGGTGTATGTTCAGTCTGACGGCTTTTGGCATTCCAAAGATGTACAGGTGAATCGTGCAGTAGAAGAAGTTCGTAAACTCACAGACTCGTGCTACCTGTGGCAGATAGACATAGACGAGCAATGGACTGCGGAATCCATGACCGCAGCAGAACAAGAACTCACCACAATTGCAGGATCGTTTCGTGCAGACTGTTATGTGGGAAAACAGTTGCGTGCAATTGGTGAATGGGGTGAGTGCAGGAGTTACGGATATATTCGTCTATGGCGTTGGGGTGGGCAGAATTTCATTTATCACGAACCACCACTACTCGATGGGGCAGGAAATGATGCTATACTATTAAAACCACGTTTCAAACATTTCAATTATTACTTTGAACAGGATGTTGCGTTCAAGGATGCGTGGTATGGTGGACACGATGGAATACTTGAACGGTGGCGACTATTAAACCAATTACCCCAACGAAATTTTCCTTTGCATATTTCAAACCTGATAACAGGTGAGTGGGGTAAGACTAGCAGCGCAATTATTTATGATGAGGTGAATGATGGAAGAAACAGGACAAATACAATTGGGAACTCCATTTGGTGATCACCTGTACAGTCTGTGTGCCAAAAATTCTGCTGTGAAAACCGTAGTGGAGATTGGCACATGGAAGGGATTGGGCAGCACCAAGTGCATCATGCAAGGTTTATCTGATTCAGGTAAAGAAGGTGTATCTTTTTTTAGTCTTGAAGCAGAAAGGGGCATGCACGAAACTGCCTGTCGTGCATGGCAAGACAAACTGCCTCCGTGGGCGCATCTTATTCACGGACGAATAGTTGAGCGAACAGAAATGGATTCTGCTGATTTGGGGACAGGGCATCCTGACGAAGAGCGATGGTTCAAGCAGGATGAATCTGCATTTGAGTCCTGCCCAAATGTACTAAACTTCCTGCCCAACACCATTGATTTTCTGTTTTTAGATGGCGGTGAATTCTCGACTTATTCAGAGTACATTAAACTAAAGAATCGTTCGCAGTTCATTGGAATCGATGACAGTACTCAAAGAAAATGCAGACGCATCCGAGAAGAGATTCTCTCAGATTCGGATCGGTACGAAATATTAATAGACAATCCGTGGTATCGCAACGGAGTACTCATTTGCAGAAACAGAAATCACCAATGAAAAAGGTTCTTGTGATAGGCGATAGTTGCCGTGATGTATTTGTTTATTGTGAAACACAGAGACTGGCACCAGATGTGCCTGTTCCCGTATTGAATGTGGTTCACCAAGTTGAAAATCCTGGAATGGCTGCAAATGTCCACCGAAACATTTCACGCTATGTTCCATGCGATTTACTGACAAACACAAACTGGCACGAAACAACCAAAATGAGATATGTGGACGAGAAAACCAATCATATGTTTCTAAGAGTGGACAGTAATCAGCCCATACCTGTACTTGATACTCAAGACATTAATTTTGATTACGAGATGATTGTTGTTTCGGATTACAACAAGGGATTTATTTCAGAGTCACAAATTGAGTACATCTGCTCTCGTCATCCGTGTGTGTTTGTTGATACCAAGAAACTTATTGGGGCATGGGCAAGGAACGCTGCTGCAATCAAAATCAACGACAAAGAGTATAATCTGTCACGGCATACAATTAGTACAGACATTGCACAGAAAATTATTCACACAATGGGGGATCGTGGTTGTGAATATCGTGAAAAGCATTACCCTGTCAAGAAAGTGGATGTGCGAGATGTTTCTGGTGCAGGAGACAGTTTTATGGCTGCTCTGTGTGTGAAATATATGGAAACTAAAGACATTGCAGCATCCTTGGATTTTGCCAATAGTTGTGCGGCTGAAACCGTGACACATCGTGGTGTTACCACCATCTAAAGGAGATATTGTGATTGTAGTAACAGGAGCGCAAGGTTTCATAGGTAGCACAATGGTGTCCCATCTAAACAATATGGGCGCAGACAGCATTGTTGGAGTTGACGATTCGTCAATAGACACCAACAACTTGCAGGGCTGCAAACTGCACGGATTGCATCCAATATCCGTAAACGAGGCAGACATTCTTCCTAGTGGTGACATTGAGGCAGTATTTCACTTTGGTGCAATCTCAAACACTTTGGAGCGAGATGTAACCAAGATGCACCACTACAACACGCTGTACACTCAGGTGTTAAACAAGGTCTGCAAGCAACGGCGCATTCCGATGATTTTTAGTTCAACGGCAGCAATCTACGGAAATGGAAACGGTACTCTGAATCTCTACGCCCAATCAAAACTTGAAAGTGAAAACGAGATAGCAGATCATGCTGTGTGCCTTCGTTTATTTAATGTGTACGGGCAGAGAGAATTCCATAAGGGCAGAATGGCATCGGTTGCTTTTAAGTGGCTGCAAGAGTTACGGGAGGCAAACACAATCCGTATCTTTGAAAATTCAAACCAATACATGAGAGATTTTGTATTTGTTGGTGATGTATGCAAGACCGCATATGCTCTTCTTTCAATGTACAAGCCAGGTGTGTATGACTTGGGAAGCGGAGTTAGTAGAAGTTTTGAGGAAGTTGCTGACCTCTTGATTGCGTATCATGGTAGCGGGACAAAGAATTATATTCCCATGCCCGAAGACCTGAAGGCGCAGTATCAGACAAGCACTAGGGCAGACATGAGAAAATTACAGTCAATAGGAATAGCAGCACATACAACTTCGATTGAAGACGGTATCAAGACATACGGAGAGATGAAATGAAAAGCAAAAAAGAAAAAGCAACCATTGTTCCCAAGGGTTGGGGGCATGAGGTAATCTTTGTCAATAACGACAAGTACTGCGGCAAGTTGTTGAACTTCACGGCAGGAAAGAAATTTAGTATGCACTACCATACCCTCAAGGACGAAACATGGTATGTGGCAAAAGGAAGTTTTAATCTGTACTGGATTGACACAGAGAAAGGGGAAACCGTTTGTGAGAAATTGACTGTTGGTGACATCATTCGCAACTTTCCTGGTCAACCACACCAACTAGAAGCACTAGAGGATTCCACGGTGTTTGAAGTGTCAACACAGCACTTTGATCACGATAGTCACAGAATAACTTTAGGAGATGTTCTTTAATGAGGTACGCATTTGACATTGACAATACCTTGGTGAAAACCAATGGCAGCGACTACGAGAATTCCGTGCCTATACAGCACAGAATAGATCGGGTTAATCTTTTGTTTGATGAAGGGCATACCATCTACCTGTTCACGGCAAGAGGCATGGCTTCGGGCAGGGACTTATATGAGTTCACGGTAAACCAAATGCGAGAATTTGGAATCAAGCATCACCAACTCATCATGGGAAAACCTGATGTGGATGTATTTGTAGATGACAAGGCTATCTCTGTGAATGATTGGGATCAGAAAGATTTATTTTCAAAATCTCCTGTGATATGGACAAACGGATGTTATGACATTATCCATGTCGGGCATATTTGCCTTTTTGAAAAGTGCCAAGAACTTGCTGCTTCTTGCAATGGTAAATTCGTAATTGGCATAGACTCAGACAAAAGAGTAAAAAAAATGAAAGGTAATTCTCGTCCTTTCAATACAGAAAATGACCGCGCAAGAGTACTTTTGAGTATAAAAGGGGTTGATTCTGTATGGATATATGATAGTGATGAAGAATTGGAAAATTTAGTAAAAACATTTTCACCTGAAGTAATGGTATTGGGGGATGAATACAAAAACAGCCTAGTGATTGGTGCTAGTCATGCAAAAAGTGTAATGTACTTTCCAAAATTGAGTGAGTATTCTACCAGCAAAATTTTGAAGATATATCAAAATGAGCATGAATAGTTTTTGAAATAATAATATTTTGTTTTTGTCGAAATGAGATAACTTTGCCGATATAGTAATTACTATGGCAAAGAAAATATCTAAGAAAACATCTAATAAAAATAATAAAACAGTAGTTTCTGCACCGGCAATTCTTAAAAAGCAGCGTCGTGTAATGATAGCTACTCCAGCATATGATGGTCGCATTGACGCATGGTATAACCACTCAATGCTTCTTACTGAACGTGCTTGTGCACAGCAGAACATTCTCATAGATCCCATTTACGTATGTTATGATGCTCTCGTAGAAAAGGCTCGTAATGATCTTTTTGCATATGGCTATGAAAATGAATATGATGACATATTCTATATTGATTCTGATATATCTTGGGACCCACAGCAGTTTTTGAGAATACTTAATCATCCAGTTGATTTTGTTGCTGGAATATATCCCAAGAAGTCTGAAGTTGAAGACTATCCAGTAAATCTTATGGGTGAAGTTAAGACTGAAAAGGGACTAATTGAAGTAGCTTCTGTTCCAACTGGCTTCCTGCGATTAAGTAAGAATGCTGTTAATATTCTCTGGAAGTCTTGTCCAGCTTATACTATCAGTCAAGACCCGAAAGTTTTTAAGCACGTTTTCCAAACTGGTGTTGTTGGAGGTCGTTATATAAGTGAAGATATATTGACGTGCTTAAAGTGGAGAGAACTTGGTCATAAGGTTTGGCTTGATCCATTCGTAACCTTGGCTCACAGTGGTCATCGTACATGGCGTACAAACTTTATTGATTTCTTAAAGAGAGCTACGGTGCTCAGACAAGATGGTACTGTTGTTCCAGCACTTTCCAATGCAGATGCTTTGCAATCTTAAAAATGCTATTTTATCTCTAGTAGGAAAAATAGCCAATTTGTTTAAAATAAATGGTGTGGAGTACGCATACCATATAATTATCCCCAAAAACAAAGCGCTTAAGGTTAATGATTGTTTCGGTAAATTATGCAAAACTCGCGCTAAACCATTTGTATTACAATTTGCATCTAAGGGCGTCTCCAGGCAAACGCATGTAGGCGCCCTTTCTTTATCAGAAGACGAGTTAAAAATATTTGAGATCATATTAAAGTTAGATGATTCAAGCATATTCTGGTGGAAGGTCGAAAAAGAAACTAATAAGTTAGATGAATGTAATGATGCAGATTGTGTTGTTTACGTTGGTGAAGTACTAGATCCAAAACTGCTCTTTAAGAAAGCTGGATTTATTTTGCTGAGTCAGGAATAATTATAAAAAAATGGATAAAGCAGGTAGGCCAAAAAAGAGGAATGATTTGCTATTGGATCTTGAAAGCTTAAAGCAAGCTGTCAAGAATGTTGTCATTACTGCAACAGACACTGGACGTGCTCCAAGCATAATTGAGTTTGTAGAATCAGAAAAGTATTTAGGATTGCCTGTTAAAAAACCAACTCCTATTGATCTATATCCTATGCAAAGAATAATGTTAAAAGCATTTTATTCTGGCAGTATAGGCAATGAAGATTTGTATTTAACAGACGAAGAGCTAGAGTTATGTAAGAATAACAATTTTGAAGATGAAGAAGTAAGTGATATCTTCATGAAAAAAGATAATGGAAAAATGAAGAGTGAGCTCGTGCTGGTTTGGGGGCGTCGTTGCTTGTCAGAAGATAACAATATAGTAGACATTAATACAAATAAAATTTATACATTTGGTTCAATGTGGGATTCTGGAAAGAGAACAATAGACTCATGGACTTATAATGAAAAAAGTAAGAGGATGGAATGTGTATCTAACTGCGATATTATATATCAGGGAATAAGAGATGTATATAAAGTTCAAACTTACAATGGTCATTTTATAGAGGCTACATCAAATCATCCTGTACTGACATCAAATGGATGGAAGCAAGTTAAAGATCTTGATATGAATAATGATATGATAGCGATTAGCGAGTCTTTTCCATTTGGTTTAGAAGTAAAAACTGAAATGACGGAAGAACAAGCAAGACTTCTAGGATATATGATAGGTGATGGAAACTGTTCAAAAGCTGCAACATTTTTGACTTGTTCAAATAAGTCTGTATTGAAAGATTTCAAATTATGCTTGAGCGCACTTGGCGATAACATAAAAATTTTCAAAGATCCATGGACTGGAGCAAAAAGCAAAAAATATCAATATAAAGTAACTTCTAAGTATTATGAAAACGAGTCTTTAGGAGTAAAAGATTATAGAAACAGAACTTTAACGCGTAGAAAAAAGAATTTGCTTATGCAGCTTTTGGTAAAGTATGGTGTAAGCGGTAAGACATGTCATCACAAAAGAACTCCAAAAGAAATACTCGAAGCACCTAAAAATATCGTCTCTAATTATTTAAAGGCTTTATTTAGCTGTGATGGATCTATTTATATTAAAAAGAGAAAGAAATATGTCAATCATTGTCAAATAGAATTTTGTACTGTAAATAAACAGCAGGCTTATGATGTTCAGTATTTATTAAGTAAGTTTGGAATATTATCAAGCCTAAGGTTAAAGTCTGGAAAAACTTTTATAGTTGATGAAAAGCATAATAAAAGAACTTATAACTCAAATTCTTATGTTGTGTCTTTTGTACGCAAGAAGTATATAAGTATATTTTTACAAGAAATAGGTTTTATTGGTAAAGATAAAACAGTTAAATTATGCGAGTCTACGTTAAGTAAAATAATTGATAAAGACTCAAACCATGACAGCTCATTGCCGTATTCATGTTTTAATATAAGGTCTATAGAGCATGTCGGTAAAAAAAGAACATTTGATTTGCAGGTGAGTGATCAAAAGCATTTGCAAAATTTTGTAAGTCAGGGATTCATATGTCACAATAGCGGCAAGGACTTCATTGTTTCAATATTGGCATGCTATGAGGCAGCAAAACTTCTTGAGTCTCCTTATGGAGATCCATACAGGCTTTATAACTTGGGATCTGGTGCTCCTTTTACTATTTTAACTGTCGCAAATAGTTCGACACAGGCGCAAGTCTTATTTAACGAAATAAAAGATAAAATCATTAATAGCAATTATTTTGCTGATAAAATTATACCAGAAGGTATTCTTTCTGATCAAATACATCTTCTGACTCCTGCTGATAAGATTAAAAACGCAGAGCTGGAAGCTCGTGGTCTTCCTAAGAATCCAGGGTCTGTTATCATTCGATGCGGTCACAGTAACTCTGATTCATTGGCAGGTATTTCTTGCTATTGTCTTTTGCTGGACGAGATCGGTCTGTATAAGCAGACGGCGGGTAGTAGTGGTGGTGAAAGTATATATAGGACGCTTGCTCCTGCAACGGCTACGTATGTTCGTAAACAAACTTCTATTGATCCATATGGCAACGAAGTGGTAAATGATATTTATGATGGTAAAATTATTTGCATTAGTTCTCCTCGTGGTAAGGAAGGAATTTTTTATGATCTTTATCGTAAGTCTTCATCAGTTTCTCATCGTGTGATGTGTAAGTTGCCAACGTGGATAGTGAATCCAACACAGACTAGAGAATTGCTTCGTGAAAAGTTCTCTAACATGACAGAAGAAGAATTCATGATGGAGTTCGGTGGGGAATTTAGTGGTACTGCTGGTCAAACATTCTTTACAAGAGATATGGTCGAAAAGTGTTTTTATAACAACATGAAGCTGAAAGATCATGGAGAAAGTGGTTTTAGTTATTTCTGTCATCTTGATCCAGCAACTTCATCTCATAATTATGCACTGTGTGTTTGTCACAGAGAAATGTTTTTAAATCCAGAGACACATAAAACGGATTTTAAAGTAGTAGTAGACCACCTTAAGTACTGGCAACCATTAGATGGCAAGCCTATTCTTAATGAAGAAGTTGATAATTATATAATTAATCTGAGTCGCAAATTTAATTTTGAAATGGTTACATTTGACCAGTGGAATTCACAACATAGTATTGATCATTTACGCAAACATAGTATTCCAGCAAAAATGACTCGGTTTACTAAAAGATATAAAATTATTATATATGATAATCTTTACGATTTAGCATCAGCATCACGTATTCAAATACCAAATCATGATCTTTTGCGAGATGAAATGCTTTATTTGCAGCGTCGTTACACCCCCACTGGTTATAGAGTATTTGCTAAGAAAGATGGATTAGTCAAAACTGACGATGTTGTTGACGCCCTTGCAGGTGCAGCGTATGCCTGTATGCATGAAACGTTTGAACGTCTCCCTCAAGGATTATTAGTTAGAATGGGAGTAAATTCAATGACAGACGGAGTCGTATTCCGTGGGATGCAGGGTATTCCACTTGATTCTACTTCGGAACAAAGAAAATGGAGCACAAGATTCTAAAATGTTTAACTTAAATAAGTGGGTCAAATCCTGGTTTTCTGGAAGCGATATTACTAAAACTGCTTCTCATCACAATGTTGGCTTAGAGAATTCCCGTAAGGATCAAGGCACATATGCTGAAGAAGATCCGATGATTGTTGAAAAAAACTTCGAGCGTAAGGATAAAGAAGAGTCAAAAGCTATAATTGAAGCACGTATGAGCAAGGAGAGTAATTCTGATCATCAGATTGCAGAAGCTCGTATGGACAAAGAGCTTGAATATTCTGTGCGCAAAAACGATGATTTCCGCGAGGAAGTTCCTCGTATCTCTGTTGCTACTGAAAAGCATGATCAGGCATATCGTGAAGCATACGCCAAGGCAGAAAAAGAGCTTACAAAGCAACACGACTTGTTTGAAAAATATATGGGTAAAGGCGGCAAAAAAGTGCCCGCCAATGTGCCTGCGTCTGCAAATGGTTTAGTAACAAATCCAGAAAGATTCCAGAATTTTGATGGCGTTCCTGGAGAAGATGTTCAGAAAAATTTAAAAAATATTAGTGAACGCTCTGCAGTAAAACCAATGCATACCGTTGGAGATTTAGACTCTATTAAAAAGCTTGATGCTGCTGCATATTATGTTGCATTTAAGGCTGCTTCATCAGGTCGTGAAATGAATGAAGAAGAGACTAACGTAATTCAATCTATCATTCAGAAAAAGCGCAAAATACTGCAATCATAATGATCAAAATTGCTAGACGCGGTACAGGTTGGCCAGCAGCATTTGAAAATCCTCTCGACAGAGGGGATCCTTATAGGCGTTATATACCTCCTAATAGCGGAGAGTCTCCCAAACTTACTATGCTTGGCAATCAGGGTATTGGCCTAGAACCGCCTGATGCTTCTGGTTCGATTGGCGGAGACAGTACTCTCGATCATATTTTACCTTCGGACTACGTGCATCCTTGGGCTGACCAAGATCCCGACCATCCATTTAATTCCGTATCTGACCGTGACGATGGAGTTTTACCGTATGGTGAGTCTGGTCAGGAATTAAATTTTACTACAGACGACAATCCTCTTTCTAGGCGTAGACGTGTTTTTTCATTGATGTCTGACGACAAAGATAGAAAGCCAGGTCAATTGACGGGCGATCTTTCTAAGAAAAGGATATAATCATGCAATTTAAGACTACAGATAAAGTTGTTGGCGAGATTGTTCTCGGCGGTTTAAGTTTAATTCTAAAAAAGAATTCTACTTTTGATGTATCAAAAGATAAAACTGGTCATCATGAGCTTGTTTGGGCAATACATAATGGGTACATTTCTGCTGTTGATGTTGATGCTCAGATCGCAGCTGGTGCAAAAAAGAAAATTTATGTTAACAATTCAAAGAAGACTATTGTTAGTGCTAGTCTAAAGAGTCCAATTATGCCTGGCAATCGTGTTGTTGTGCTCGAAGATGATCCAACTTGCTATGAGCTTAATAAGCTAGTAGAAATGAAATTGATTAGCGTTGAAGAGGAAGTCACTGTTGCTACTCCTCCTGTCGTCGTAAAGGATGAAGGCAAGGTGTCTATTGATGAAACTTCCGATTCTCGCAAAAGTTTTAAGAAAAAGCCAACATCGCTTAAGCCTAAAACAAAGGAAAAAGTTAGTAATTCTGACAAATTAATCTCGGAGTCCAAGCCTACAGTATTCAAACCAGAATCTGATACAATATTTGTAGGTGAGAACAACGAGGAAATAGATATTTGACAAAACTAACATCTTCCAATTTTAAAAATAAACTTAAAAAAGTAAAGCAAAATAACAAGCGTAATTTATGCCGTTATTTTACTTTATTATATTCTGAAGATTACGCATCTGATCTAATCGGGCAAAAGTGCGAAAATGCATGAATCTCTTTTGCGTGCAATCGAAGCAGAACTGACCTACTATGGCTATGTAATAGCTAATGGACAAGTTGTATCTTTAGACGGTTCTACATCAGACTCTATTGATTTGTTTGAATCTAGAATGAAGATGTTGGAAGATGAACAGATAGAAAAATTAAAGAATTCTTGGGATATGGTCGAGACTCATGTCAAGGCTTTGGCTGGAGGAATTACAGTTCATGGTCTTCGTGTGCTTCAAAAGGCGATGATAAGACTTTATCGCAAGACGCACAATTCTGTAATCAATGTTAGTCCATCTGCTTCTCATATAAAAAAACTAACGCAAATTGCTGCGGATAGATTAAGTCAATCTACTGCAGAGCAGGCTGCTGTCGTTTTATCTATGATTGAGATATATGAATATAACCTTAAAAAAATAGGATATTTGAAGTATCTCATCAAGAGACATAAAAGATCTTCTTCTCAGTTGATGCCAAAGATTGCATCTGGGACTGGCATTAGCATGAACTCTTCCATTCAAGGCTCATATTCCAATCTTGATCTTCCTATGGCAGAAAGAGTATTTGAATGGAATGACATTAATGATGAGACATACGGCAGGCAGGACTTAAAGCAAAATCAGAGACGTTATAAATTGGGTCTAGAAGATAATGCACCAAGTGATACAAAAATTGGTTTTTATTGGCGTGAATTGCGCAATGAGCCGTACTTAATGCCAGGTGGCTCGCAGGAAGCTGGCTACGAGACTTCGTATCCATATAGAGCAAACATGTGGGGTAATCCATGAAAAAGCATAATCAATCTTCTATTGTCGATTTTCTCATGCAGCGTGGAACATTCACGTTAAACGGCATGAATGTTATTAGCATAAATTCAAATCAAGCTAAAAATTTGTATTCAATATTTGTGTCTGCAATGAGCGAAGACGGTCATATTAAAATGGCAAAGCCTCTTGCAATGCCAACTACTGATTTTATTGAATTACAAATGGCTGGTCTCATAGCTGGCGATACATCAAATGTTCATATCACAAAAAATGGTAGTAAGTTACTTGAAAAAATGATTCTATCAGATGATGACTGCACTTTTGCATTAAAGACAAATATTGGTGGTCAGTCTATGAATAAGAGTAGTATTGAATCGCATCAGGAAGGTTTATTGCCGAGAACAGCTGGCATATTCAGATTATGATACAGTTGTATTATAAATACAAAAATGAGAGAGATCGCTCTTCTTGTATGGATTTTTTAAAGCATAGTGGTTTTTGGAATGATATTGATATTGATATTTCAAGGTCTGTTTCTCATAGATTAACAATATCTATGGAGGCAGACGGTGCTGACGATTTTAGTATAAGGGCAAAATATAAAGGCTTTAAATTTCATGAAGTCGATTAAAGACAGCAAGAAAATTTTTGTAGAGTTAGCAAAGACTCCTTATAAACAGAGCCAAGGGCTTATGTTTAGAAAAGAACTTCAACCTGATTCTGGTATGTTGTTTGTTTTTGATGATCCAAAACCATTAAGCTTTTGGGGAATGAATACTTTTATCCCTCTTGATATTGCTTTCATTGATGAGCATGGAATTATAAAAGATTTAAAAAGAATTAAGCAGCATGATTTAACAAGCGTAAAATCAAGTTGTCCTTGCAAGTTTGCTCTTGAAGTTTCTGATGGATGGTTTAAGGAAAATGGATTCGTAGTAGGTGATTTCATGGAATCTTTGCTTAAAGATTCTGATGGTCATATTATGCTTATAAAAAATAAACTTAGTCAAAAAACTGCACAAGTTGTTCCTGATGAAGAGTTAGAAGATGTTGAGCCAGAAGTTGTCAGTCCAGAAAAAGAAGAAGAACCAATTCTGGAAAAAGAAAAACCTGAAGCTACACCTACTCCAGTCGCCCCTGAAGAAGTAGCTCCAGTCGCTGCACCTGAATTAGAAGAACCTGGTATATCTGTCCCAAAATTTGATAGCATTTTTGACGCATTGAGGTGGTCTATGGCTAATCTGCAAGTTATGAGAGTTACCTATAAAACAGTAAAAGGTCATGTCGTTACTAAGGACATTGAGCCTCATAAAGTATTTTTCTCTAGATCTAGCAAGAGACAGGTTTTAAAAGCATATGATGAAACGGCAGACCATGCCAGTCAATATATTATTATGAATATTGTTTCATATGGTTTTCCTGGAAGGAATTTTGCTCCTAGAAGCATATTATTATCACGGAGACTTATATGATAGAATTAATTAAAGAAATTATTTTAACAGCACAAAGCTTAGAGGTTAAGGGTCTAAGTAAGTATGCAGATAAACTAGATTCTGCTGCAGAGTCTTTGACTTTGGTCAAGCAGGCTCAATACGATGGCATTCAAGGCTATTGGATTCGCAATGGGCGTTGTTTTGATAATTGCTATAGAGAAAAACGCACCAATCAAGCTAAGAAAAGCGCTCAAGAGGTATGGACTGAATGTCACAGTGAGTGGCTTGATTCTCTTATGAAAAACAGTTCTGACTGGGATAAGTATGCTTCAGACTCTTCTGGAGAAATGCGAAAAGTGGCATCTGTAAAAACAGCTCAAGTTTCTGATGAAGTTATGAATAGTGAAATTATGGAAAAAGTTACTAATGGCATTTCTATTTCTGATGCTGTTCCAATGACTGTGGCAGAGCGCATGTTTAGCGTTCCCTGGAAATTGGCTCAAGTTAGCAATGATGTGCTTGATATTGCGCGTGAAGTTTCCGACAAGGATCCAGCAGTGTCTGAACGTCTTTACGGGTTTGCGGATAGAATTAGGCAAGAAAGTCTTAATAATTATAAAGACTGCCTGATATCATAAAGGAAAATGTAAAAAATTTAACAAACATAATACATTACGGAGGTATTAAAAATGCAATTCTTTTCTAACAAAATTTATGTGAACGGTTCTAACAAGTCCTTTCAGGACATCATCAACGATGTGAAAGGCACAGGTATGGTCAAAGAAGCATCCAAGAAGATGCCAGCTGAGCTTATAGAGAATTTTAAGTCAGACAAGTCTGACAAGTCTGGCAAGTCAGGTGTTTCTGGCAAGTCAGGTGTTTCTGGCAAGTCTGGCAAGTCAGGCGTTTCTGGCAAGTCAGGTAAGTCAGAGCTAACTTCTGCTCAAAAGAAGCTTCCTCCTGCATTGCAGAAGGCAATAATGAACAAGAAGAAGGCAGATTCAGAATCTAGTCTTAAGATCGCTTCTATTGAAAAGGTTAACGATAATGAAGTTCTTTTAACCTTGGCTCAATGCAAGCCAATGTCTGGCAAGGTTGAATCAGACGTTGTTATCGATAGCGGTGATTTTGAAGAGTCTGACATGTCTGGTCACTCAGGCAAGTCAGGCAAGTCAGGTCATTCTGGAATGCATTCTGGAATGCACAAGGAAGAGTGCGGTAGTAATATGGTGATGTCTGATTATTCTGCCAAGTCTGCTGGCGCAGAGCCAAAGTTTGTCAAAATTGCTAATCTAACAGACAAGCAAAAGGGACATTTCCGTAAGTATTGGGGAGATGTATGGCCGAAGGAATTTATTGACGCAATCTTATCCACACAGAACTGAGAGGTTTGAATGGCAATTCTGCCTGTAGGAATTAGAAAACAAATGCAAACACAGATGTTCAGGACGGCGCAGCAATCTGCGCCTCCTGAACCATCTTCTGTTTATATGCAAACCGGAGCATCTGCTCCAATGAGTTCGTCTCAGAATCTAAATGACGATTCTTCTAGCAAATCTGGAGACATTGACATTCGAGAGTTTGTCACTAATGTTCTTGTACAAGAGTTAGGAGTCCCTCAAAGAATTCTTGATAAAAAACTCGATAATTTAGTTAGTTATTCAATTGATTCAAACGGCGAAGTGAAAGGCTTTTTTATAATTCCAGTTCATACTGGTCAAAAGAAAGTCACACTCAGTGAAGCTCAAAAAATTGTTTCTTCTTTCTGCTCACAGTTTAATGTTGATTGTGATATTGAACACGGTAAAAATTTCAAAGTTAATTTTAAGAGTGTCCCCAAGTCAAAGCCAGCAGATATGAGTGGAGATGATGAGGGTAGCTTGCAGTTCGTGCCAGATGAAAAATCTGGTACTAAAAAGGTTGCTTCAAGTATTTTTGAAGAACAGTTCGAAATGCGCAAGAATATGCTTGCAGATACGCTCAAAAGACTAGGATACACCAAATGATTTTTAAGAATAAAGACTTCAGTATATCTTCTTTGTTTGGAGAAAAGCCTCAACCGAAAGAGTCAAAACCAGTTGACCCAGCTATTTTGGAGGCTTTTTTTAGAAAGCAAACTAGCAAGTCTGCTGGTGGGGATCAAGGTGGATTAATATCCAAAAGTATATTGAGATCATCTTCATCGCAGGACTTAAATGTTCCTGGAGAAGCTTTTGTTGGTAAAAGTTCTGCTCGTTCAATTTTTTCTCCACAGTCTACCCCAATTGAAAAATCTGTTGATCGTTCAGTTTCTCGTATCTCTGAGTTTCTTCCTGATATTAAGCAAGAAGTCCCATCAGATGTTGCTGATGACTTGATGAAGTTCAAGGGTAATTTTTCTGAAGCTTCAAAAGCTGCAGGTTCTCACGGTTCTGTGCGCACAGATCGAATAAGTATGTTTGACGAGGGTGCTTTTGATAGATTGCAGAAACCAGAGACAGAGAAGAAAGCAGCAAAGGTTGTTGAAGAAAAGAAAATTTCTAAGGCGATGAGAGCGACAGATATTGCTAACTCAATGTGGTCAAAACTTTCTGATGACAATTCAGCAAAAGGCAAGATGTCGAGAGAGCGTGCAATCGATAAATTATTTGGAGACAATAATGCCTAAATTTAATCTTTTTAAGTTGGCACAAGCACAGCCTGGCCAGTTTAATATGAGCCAGCCAGTGATTCAAGGAGCCATGGAATCTGTTACTCCAGAGGGAACTACTGAGGAGTCGCTAGAAGATGGTGCTGGTATGGGCATGGAAGGTGATACTCAGCTGTTGATGAATCCCGGTCAGTCTGATGTTGACTCAGAAATAGAGACTTTGTCAGTTCCACTATTTGAAAACCATGTGCAGATGTATGAAAAGTTAAAATCTATGTCTACCGGAGATACAAAATCTTCGATGAACGCTGCATGGAATAATTATTTTGCACCTACTATCGGTGAAACTGAAATTGGCGATGATTTTAAATCTGGTTTGGGACAATTTTTTGACACTGATCCTGATTCTGAAGATGCAGTTGATATTGCTAATCGCCTTTATGACATGTACGCCAAGATTCATCCTTCCCATAAGGGTTCAGAGGCTGAGCAAGAGACAATTAATGAAGAGTTAGATGTAGCTACTGCTAGTACATTAGATGTCATCAAAATGGCTCAAAAAATGGCTAAGTCACAAGTGCAAAAAATGGCAACAGGATCTTTTAATCTTAAGAAGATTGCTCAGCATAAGGGACTTGACTCTTCTAATGTTATTACTGGTCCATCTCAGACATCTTTAAGCCCATTCACTCGTGACATTCAGGGCGGTATGCACTTAATCGAGCAGAACAAAGGGTTTGGACTTAAGATTGATGACATTCTTGACATTAACTTTGAAGCAATTTGGCGTGGTAATATTATGGATAAATATAATCAGCCATATCGTGACGAACAAGGTAATTATGTTGGTGGTTATATAAATAGAAGATTTGAAGTTGATCGTAATATTCCAGTTGGTAATAATTTGCAGCTTCTTCCAGGAACCCGTCATCGTCCATGGATGCCAGAATATTCTATTCTTGAGTCTCGCATGGAGTCTGCTAGAGGAAATAAGGATAAGTTAATTAATCCTTTTACTTTTGCAAAAGTCTCTATTGGCCCATTTAACTTAAAAAAAAAGAGCAAGTAAAAATTAAGACTGCCAGTAAGTCTGGTTACAACAGAGCTCTGGACAGAGCTTTCTCTTTTGGGGCACCCGATAAAAGTACTATGTATGCAAGGCAGAAAAAAGTCTGCCCTGTATGCAATTCGGATAATTCTGCGGACACATCTAAAAACCAAGGAAAATGTGTCAACTGCGGATTTGATTTAAGTAAAGTTCAGGTCACAAGAGTATAATAAATGGCAAAACAAACTAAAACACCTCAAGATAATATCGTTGAGCTCAATATTACTGACAATAAAAGATATGCTTCATCTGGCTCTGTGCATCTACCATTGACAAAAGCTGCACAATATATGGGTGGTAATGCTGGTACGATTTTTACACAGCCAATGTTTTTCAGTCCGTTGCATACGCCACAAAATTGGCAAATTGCAAGTAAGCGCAAAGAAGTTTATCAATGGGCTCGTTTCTATTATGAGAATGAACCAAAGGCTGCTGCAGGTATAGACTTCTACGCTGGTTTCCCAATGAATGGCTTATCTTTGGAATGCAAGGACAAAAAGATTCTTGCATATTACGAGCATACAATTGAAAAAATAAATCTTGAGTATTGGCTAAGAAAAATAAGCCATGAATACTTTTTGCTTGGTGATGCATTTGTGTTTACGGAAATTGCATGTCCAGTATGTAATGGGGTAGGTCATCTTTCTAACGGCAATATATGTAATCACCCTGATGGTACTATCAAGAGACTTTTAGTTTTAAACCCAGATTTTATTGAAGTTCAAAGTACTCAGTTAGCTGACGAGCCAAGCGTTGCTCTTATCCCAGATGATGACTTAAAGAGAGTTTGTCAGCAAAAGAAGCCTAAGCAAGTTTATGATCGTATTCCAGAAAATATAAAAGAGTACATTATGTCTGGTAGGCCAATCCCATTAAGTCCTAGATGTATTAGTCACTTAAGACATAAGGGCTCACCATACGGTACTTATGGTGAAAGTTTGTTGCGTAGACTATTTACTATTATTGCTTATAAAACTAAATTAATGACAGCAAACTGGATTATGGCAGAGCGTCATATTCTTCCTGTAAGAGTTGTTAAAGTTGGTAATGCAGAGCGTCCTGCTTCTGAAATTGACATTGCAGACGTTCAGGGTCAGCTCGCTGCTGTTGCAAACGATCCTAATTTGACTATTGTTACACACCATGCATTTGAAATGGATTTCATAGGAGCTACAGGCAAGATACATGATATCAGCAATCAGATGGAGATGATTGGTAAAGAAATGCTCGATGGTCTTATGCTTCCCCAGACGTTGTTGAATGGCGAAATGGCTGCATATAGTGCTGCTGCAGTGGGCGTTGAGACTCTTATCCGTAGATTAGAAACATGGAGACTAGAGCTTGGCGAATGGGTTGCTAAAAATGTATTCCTGCCAATAGCACAGATGCAGGGTTTTGTTGATACTCAAAAGAGCAAGCTAGTTGGTGAAACAGTTTGGCTATACCCTACAATCAAATGGAACGACTTACGCCTAAGAGACAACTCTCAGTATTTGCAGTCACTCATGCAGCTCCACGACAAAGGTCTTATTTCAACTCAGAAATTGCTTACTGAATTCAATATTGACTTTGATCAAGAAGTTAATCGCTTGCGGGAAGAACAGATCACTGCAGGTAAGGGCGGTCAGGTCGTTGGCGGACCTCCGGGTGGCGGCGGCGGTGGTCTTGACCTTGGCTTGGGCGGTGCTCCTAGCGCTGGTGGACTTGATCTTGGCTTAGGTGGCGGTGGTGGTCTTCCTCCTGGGCTGGGAGCGCCTCCTGGTGGCGGTCCTCCGGGTGGCGATGCCCTAATGGGTGGCCAACCACCAATGGGGGCACCAATGGGAGCGGCAGCAGCTTCTGAGGAAGATATGACCAAGGTCGCACAAATGATGCCAGATCCATCTGGTATGTCTATAGAGTCTGGCCGTATCTATAAAAAGGGCAGGGAGCCAAAAAAGAAAAAGGACGAACAGGTTGACCAGTCTCAAAAAATATTTCTAACAAAGCCTGAGCAAAAGCTTTATCAAATAATTCGTTCTTTAAATATTCCATTGCGTTTGTTTGCTCAATATCAGCAGCATGTTGCTGGCAATCAGAATGCGTTTATGCTTGACTTTGCATTCCCGGATATTATGTTAAATTTGGAAGCTGATGGAGATTTCTGGCACTCAGACTTTGATGCTTTAGAAAGAGATAAGGAACGTGATCTAAAGCTTGCATCGCTCGGATGGCGTGTGGTTCGTATACGCGAAAGTGCGCTAAATACAAACGCTCAAATGGTAACGCAGGTTGTTATAAATAATATTAAAGAAGCAATTGCACAGCGTAAGGCAATGATGGCTAAACGTGCAAGCGTTGAGGACGAAAGTATTGCCTACGAAGACGGAGAAGACGTAAAAATTGCGTTTCAAAATTTAATATATCATAATGAGGATAATGATTAAAATATTTCAAAACAAAGGAAAAATTTTAATTATTATAAAATGAATACCTTAGATTCATTATGATAAAAATAGCTGGTAAGCGTATAAAAGATCGCCATATTAATTGGCAAGAGCACTACTCGGAAAGAACAGAACCTTTGCGTGATCGTTATTGGTCTGAATTAGGCACTGGTTCTTATCGTAGATGGGAAGGTCATGACTATACAACGAATAGTGATTATTACGTTGTTTGCAGTCCTGCTCAAACTAAATACGGAGAAAAATCTTACTTTGCTGGTATTAAAAAATTACCACCCGCTTCGGTTCGTGAAACTACAAAAGTGTATTCTCCATATGGTAAGTACTTTAGTAGCATGGCTGCTGCTTTGAGTTTTTTAAAAGACAAGTATGGTGTACCTTGGCCAAAAGATCAAGTGAATTACATGTCAGCGCAATTGCAAAATATTGAAATCCCTAGATTCGTGAAGGCATAAAATATTATGGATAAATTTACAATAACTACTGAACGTCAAATTGAACCTTTGAACATTCCACAGCATTGGGATGAAATAAATATTTCTCCTATTACAAAATATGCATCAAATGATAAGGTCTTTGAGGAGAGAGTGAAGGGCATGGATTTAGGCGGCTTTAACATTGTAAAAGAAGTCAAAGAACATCCAGAGCATTTATTTGTAAAAGTATTTGCAATTAAGAAAGATGAAGTAAATGATAATGGAGATTACTTTAGTGAAAAAGAACTAAAGAAAGCTGCAAAAACATTTATTGGTGTTCCTGTATTTGTCAATCATCAGAACGATGATATTGAAAAAGCAAGAGGAAAAGTTGTACATGCTTGGTGGGATGATGAGCGTGGTGGTATTTATACAATTAATATGGTTGATAAAGTTGCATATCCACGTCTTGCAAGAGGAATAGAGGCTGGATACGTCACAGGTAGCTCCATGGGGTGTTCAGTCAAGTATAGCGCCTGTTCAGTTTGCCATACTCGTGCAGCAAATGCAAAAGAATATTGCTCACATATTAAGGAAAGAAAAAAGAAGAATTTTACTGGAGAACATGAGTGTCTTTATCACAAAAGCGCTAACTCTGGTGATGAACCATGTCCTGTTTGTGGTTCTGAAAAAGGAAAGAAGAAATTAAACAAGTACGCAAGTCAACAGATATTTGAGCATAATTATGATGTTAAGTTTATTGAGGATAGCTTTGTAGTTAATCCTGCATGTCATGATTGCTTGGTAAGTGACATCATAAATCCAAGCGCTTTGTTTAAGAAAGTTGCCGACATTAGAGAGACTATTTCAAAGCTTGGTTTTGTAGTCGAATCAGATTCATCTTTTGGCATAGAATGCTCTACTGGCCAGTGCGGCTTACACAAGGCTGCTGGTAAGCAGGAGTTAAATGAACTTAATGATGCCATGAATCAATTGGAGCGTGTCGCTCGTTCAATGATGGCTCAGAAAAATAAGGTTAGCTTAGAGTATGTTTCTGATATTATTAAAGTTACTGCAGATATACAGAAAATATCAGATGAATTAGTTGAAATGGGTTATGCAGTATTACCAAGTCCAACTTCTGAGCAGGTTGCTTATGGAACAAACGTGCAGGCAAGTCCTGTTGTTGGTCCATCTTCTGCAGTACAAACACCTATTTCAGCTATGCCAAAGCCGTCTTCAGGAGCTCAGCCCTCTGCTCAGCCATCATTAGCAATGCCACCACAACAGGCTGCTCCGATGATGAAAACTGTTCCCGGCACAGTGTCTCCACAGGTTCAGGATCTTGGTGATGACATTGGACGAGTAACAAGACCAAATTTTGTTCCAGTTCGTGCAGATTCCGCAAAGGATTTTATTAAAATATCTAATAGTATAATGAACAGGCTCTCGGAAATTGCGGGAGTTTTAAATATTAATGGAGAGTTTATGTCTGAAAATTCAGGATACAAATACACACAAGGTGATGATACAATTGTAATTTCCTCTGATGTAGATGGGGAAATTCACGTTGCTCATCTGAACCAGGATCGCTTGCTCAAGTGGGCAAGCATAGATTCATTTGATAATGAAACTCAAAGTTTAATAACTCACAATCCGCAACAAGCCGCTCGTAAAATACTTTCTTCATATATGAACAACAATAATTCAGAGGAGTCAATTATTTCCATGGAAAACAACAATAAGATCGCACAGTCTCAGACTAATGATGTACACGAAGTTACCACCGAATCCCAACTCAATAGTGTTAAGGGTCTTGGCAGGCGTCAAGGAGAAGCCCCCACTGGTACTACTGAGAGCAAAGAGCAGCTTGGCTCTGGCAAGGTTTACTTCAAGGACGTGAACAGCGAGTCTCCCACCGCTCATCGTGGAACCTATGATTCCATCGTTGAGTCTACTCTGAATTCTAAGACTGGTGGATACATGGCGAGATGGGGTTCTTTCCCAGAGGTCATTACTGAGGCTCAATGGGACGACTTGTCTCGCGAAGTTAAGGCCAACATTCCTTCTGACTGGACATCCGTTGCTAAGGAAGGTCAGCTCGATGCCTTGCGCTCCACATTCAGCTGGTCAGAGCCAACAGCAACCACAGAATCACAACTGTCAGGAAAGATGAAAAAGAAGGCTTCTGCCAAGGATCTTATTAAGGTCGCTCAGTCTGCAGTTGCTGATGCCATGGCATTCTATGGTGTTGGAATTGAAGACATTCAGAAGAGTGTCCAATTTGTGAACTCAGATTCTTCTCGTAAGTTTAAGTCAAAGGTTATGGTTGCACTAAATGCTGCTCCATGGGCAGTTAACGCACGTAAGGCTTACAATAGTCGTCTTGCTTCATTCTCTAAGGTTGCTTCAGAAGTTTATGGACTTGAGCCAGTTGATGCAGTTCTTGCAGCAATTGGAGACAGTCTCGACAACAATGGCGCAGAGGACGTTCTCGCTGCAGTTACATTTGTTGCAGGCAACAAGTTGGCAATGCAGCAGGCAGAAGATTTGGCAGTTGAAAGATTTGAGTCTACTGTTTCTGGAAATAGTAATGAAGAAGACATGTTCCGTCAGGCCTTCAGTGAGCTTTCTCTCCCAGAGGATGGTCTTATTAAGGTTTGTATGAGCGCTCAAGATGATTTGGGAATGGATGTTTCAGGAGACAAGTCATTCATTGATGCAGTTCATAAGTTTGCGCAGAATATGGTCAGCGAAAATCTTGGCAAGCAAGTTGAAGTCGTTCCAGTCGCAGTTGATGTTGATGAGGAAAACGGACTTGTTGAAGCTACTTGCAAGCTTGCATCTAAACTCACTGATCAGGAAAAACAAGCTTTTAGCAAGTGGGCATCTTCCGCTGAGGAAGCAACCAAGCAGGCTGAAGTAATAGAAGAAGTCGAAGAAACCAAGTTTGAGAATAAGCGTGCTTCCTTGATTAAGGAACTTAATCAACTAGAGAAGCGTGCTCAGCTTGCTGGTGGACAGATGCCAGCTAATTTAAATCCTGCTGGCATGGGAATGGGCATGCAGCTTCCAGGTGGAGCAGCTCCCGCTGGTGGTCCAGGCATTGAAGCTCTCACTGGTGAACTACCAATGGATGCTGGCGGTGCTGGTGCTGATCCTCTTGCTGGAGGAGATATGGGCATGGAAGACGCTGAATCTAAGCCAAAGCCACCAGGTGCAGTTTGCATTGTTTGCGGAGGAAATGACGTTGATGTCCAGAGTGGCAAATCGAAGTGCAACGGCCCAGGCTGCGGCATGAACTACACCATCAAGATTGTCCCAGATGCATCCTTGCTTGACAAGATTACAGACGGAGATGTTGATCAAGAAGATGTTACAGCTGGTCCAGAATCCCCAGAGAAGGGCCTTGGCGGCTATGGTCCAATGGGCGCTCTTGACGCTGGCGCTGCAGGAATGCCAGCTCCAGCAGGAATGCCAGCAGGCGGAATGGCAGTTGCTGCATCTGCCAAGATCAGTGCTGATACCATGAAGAAGTTTGCATCTCGCCATGCTTTTGGATCAATCAGTCCAATCACTGGCGCAAGTAACACTATTCGTCTTGACCAGGAACACTGGCAGTGCCTAGATAGTGGTCAGATCTACCGTGTTCGTTTGGCTGCAAAGCAAAATGATTCAAAGCACGTTTATGCTCAATGGGAATGGGTTCCATTAGTAAAGAAGGCTTCTTGCGCTCCATGTCAGCGTCGTAAGAACGCGATTGTCAGCGCTCTTTCTTCAGTTGGAATTTCTGAGAGCAAGTTTGACGGTATGTCTATGACTGACAAGGCAAATGCTTTGAATTCAATTAATGAGCGTGGATTGCTCGGCACAGTCAAGGAGGCTTCCTCCGATGGTGTGCGCAGCT